TTCCTCAGGTTGAAGGTGGCAATATGTACGTAGCACATTTTGAGTGGGAAGGGGAAGCACTACCTGAGGATACTGAGAAAGTGAACCTATCTAGGAAGGGAACTAACCCTAGCTGCTGGTTCACCCCTGACCGCGTAGCCGAACATGACGGTCACTCCCCTGCACACAAGAGCGAAGAAGAGTACCAGGCTTACGTTGATAGGGTGCAGAAGGATATTGAAAGCTGCCTAAGTCTTCTAGAAGAAGGGGAATAGTATGCCAGAGCAGATGTACCAAGGCACCTGTGATACCTGTAAGAAACCTATCCCTATGGGTAGGTTCATACAAGGGAGTGTCCAGCGTGACCTGATGTGGCACCTAGCGGGTGATCCTGACTGCCAAGTATCTGAATCAGAGAAGGATGGTGTTCAGCATGGAAGGTAATGAAATCCGATACCAACTGTGGAACCTGGTTAAGGTGGGGCCGATGTTCAACTGCCCTAAGGGTGGTGGTGACATTGAGCCACACATAGTGGACACACTGATCTGGGAGATAGGCGCTACTTGGGATAAACCAACAGTAAGGGAGGTACCGCAAAGTGAATGAGTACCTGACGGTTAAGGAACTACACGGTCTGCTTCAAGAGAAGTGGACCGGTGGCCTGCATGTGCAGACCATTTACAAGTGGCTCAGGCAGGGGATCATACCCCACAAGAAGGTGTCTAACAGGGTACTGATACCTTCAAACACCGTGGATTCACTCGTAGACTTACTCTCTGAAAGGGGGAAGTAATGAATACAAACACCATAAGGGGGCACGTAATCTACGAGTGTGGGATATGTGAGTGCTGCCACCCCTGGCATTGGAACGGTGACTGTAGGGACGATGCCAACCGTTTCAACCCAGAAGATTACGCCCTATTTATGGGAATCCAAGAGTCCGACCTAGACATAAGAGACATGACTGAGCGCATAGAAGAAGATAAAGGGGGAAAGTAATGAATGCAATTTACGGGTATAATTTTTGGCCCCGTGGTGATGAAGCAGGGACTGGTGGATTCCAATGGCGATGGGGTGAGGCGGAACGTGACCGTGATTACGATGCACACCGCATCGGACTTGAGGCAGTTAATGCACCTGTCGATCTGTGGCATTGGCACAAGTGGGAATATGAAACAGACCTAACAGACACCGATGCTATCACCAAGCTGATAGACCATCAACTAGATGCTTTTGAAATATCGGAGAAAGAAGATAAAAGGGAAGTGGAAAGATGAGGAGCTGGATTTTGCGCTTACCTATGGTTGGGTACCCACAGACTCACGGACTCCCTAGCCTACTGCTAGGGCCACCCACTAACGCCAGTTCCGTGAACGCATCCTAGCTATATGCTAGGACCGGAAGTATTGGAGACTTCCGCACCAACCGACCAGATGGATTAAACGGTGGCTCTGGTCTAGACCCCCACCAGTTGCCGATTGGGGGGGAGTGTAACAGAAACCTCCCCCTCTATCAATTCCAACAGGCGGGACTCGATCAGCTTGGACAGCCTCGCGTGTCTGCTGCCATCACGCCATCGGTAGACGCTGGTATGGCTGATACCTAGTTCATCAGCTATCCGTTGGTCAGTCCAGCCCATCCGCTTCAACGTAGCTATGTGCCTCTGGATATTGCTCATGGGCAGATGCTATCAAACGGTATGTTGTGTGTCAATAAATGCTTGACAATGGAAAGGCATATTGCTAGACTGAACTACTCTTTTGGAGGTAAAGGAATAATGGTAGAAAAGATAGGCAAGGTAGTTGGCAGAGGCTATTCAGATGGGTTCCGAAAAGATGGAGTAACTCCGTGGGAACGATGGGCCATTGAGATCAATGACACGACTGGGGCAACTAGGAAGTATGCAACCTTTGAGAAGGGCATGGCTGACAAGTTTGAGGAAGGTGGGACCTTTCGGTTCAGCTTCTATGAAGAGCCTGGGGAGTACCAAGGGAAGGCAGTAACCTACCGGACTCTAGATGGGTGGCTTGGGGTAGCTAGTGGGGATGAAATCCCTCTTAACAATCCTACTACACCAAGTAATGGGAAGGACAATCAACCTTCAACCCCTGCTAAAGAGCAAACCCTCATGGCAGACCACCCTAGCAAGCGGACTTCCATTGAGAGGCAACACGCTCTGACTCAATCAATCCAGTACCACACCGCTAAGGCCAGCCTAGAGACTATATTCAATACAGCCCAGAGGATGTACCAATGGACAGCCCAACTAGAAGACCCCTCTGGTGACACTGAGAAGCCAATTAAGACCCCTGATGTGGCGGACGAGTCCGATGGTGCAGACAGCGACATCGGTGATCCTATATTTGACGAGGACGACGAGGAATAGGGGTGGCTGAACTATCTAAGACAGGCAAAGCTGCACTAGGTTATGCAAGGCGGGGCTGGCAGGTATTTCCAGTTCACAGCTTAGATGGCCCCTCTTGCACCTGTAATAAGGAATCAGACTGCTCTCACCCAGGCAAACATCCACTGTGGCATGAGGCTGACCTAGCCAATGGACTACTCAATGCCACGGTGGACCTATCTCTGATCCGTAGGTGGTGGGAGCGTTGGCCTTGGGCTAACGTCGGCATCAGGACTGGAACACCCTCAGGGATAGTGGTCATAGATGTTGACAAGAAAGCTGGTGGGCTAGAGACGTGGGAAGACCTACAAGATATACACGGTAGGGTAGACACTCTGACCTCACGGACAGGAGGTGGGGGTCTACATCTGGTATTCACGTATCAAGACAGCAGACTAAAGAGCGACGATAACGTGCTTGGGGATGGGGTGGATGTGAAAGCCGAAGGTGGCTATATCATAGCTCCCCCATCTACCCACGCATCAGGAGAAGAGTACAGGTGGGAAGACAAGATGCAACCCGCACCCCTGTACGATTGGGCCTATGAGAAGTGGCCCAAGCATGAGCCCTCAAAGACAGAGCATAACAACAACGGTGGTGATGATCCGTGGGTGAGTGAAGCCCTACTTAATGGAGCCTCCCTACATACAAGGAACAAGACCGCCACCAGACTGGCAGGATACCTACATCATAAGGGGCACCCCAAGGACATCATCTTATCCATGCTGATGCAGTTCGGGGAACGGTGTGACCCTGCGATGGACATAAGGGAACTCCAAAGAACTGTGGAATCAGTGACACGGTACGAAAGAACTGTGGCCCTGACCCAAGTGCTAGACCCTCCAGAGTACCAAGAGGAAGGGGATACCCAAACCTATAGTTGGGCAGGGGTGACTATCCAGTTAGACCAGCTACGACAGGAGAGGGATGGCCTTCACTGCGAGATCATGGTTGAGGCTGCATCCCCAGGCATGGCACCGCTGGTACATGGTCCGGTCCGTTTCAACCTAGTCTCCACTCAAGCCAGGGGTACCTTAGAGAGGTACTTAAAAGGAAGGATAGAGTTGGATTGGGGTGGGATGCTGGACAGCGTAAGCAAGCTGGCTATAGCCCAACACAGGGAAGGGGAACCAGTGATCGACCTTAGTGAGTACCAAGCGGGGGACGGAGACATCTGGACTCTTAAACCTTTCATAGTGGAAGGGGAAATCTCAATCATATTCGGGGACGGTGGGACAGGGAAAAGTCTATTGAGTCTGGCCACCGCTGCCACCGTGATGGGGAAAGACATACTAGGTTCCATCCTACCTTCTAATTACAAAGCCCTCTATCTGGATTGGGAGACTAATGCAGCTACCCATACCAGAAGACTGAAGGCTATCACCCAGGACTCACCTAGGGTAGGGTACCTGGCCTGCCACGTACCTCTGTTGGATATGATCCGTCAGATCAAACGTCAGATACTTGAAGGGCAGTACAACCTCATCGTGATCGACAGCGTAGGCGCTGCATGTGGGGGAGAACCTGAGAAGACTGGATCAGCCCTCACGTTCTGTAATGCCATCCGTGGGCTCAACGTGACTTCCTTATTGATAGGACACCAGACCAAAGAGAACGACAAGAGCCAGAAACCGTTTGGCTCTACCTTCTGGCACAACGCTGCTAGGTCCACCCTGGAAGTGAGACAGCAGAGGGACCCAGGAGAAAACACGATCCATGTGGGTCTGTACCACAGGAAGATGAACGATGGGATGCTGGAGAAACCATCTGGCTACGCCATCAAGTTTGAGGACAGTCAGATAGTGTTCCAACCGGAAGACCTGATGTCCATCCCTGACCTGGCTAAGGGCACACCATTGATAGACCAGATCAGTTCGGCCCTGCATGACAAGGGGGCTATGACCGTAGCTCAACTAGCGGACGAACTAGGAGCTAAGGAAGGAAGCGTCAAGACGACATGCTATCGGCATGAGGATAAACGTCTGATTAAGTTGGAAGATAACCTTTGGGATGTCAAATACAAGCATCTTTAGTAACAGAGTAACAGTGTTACTGGAACAGTGTATCCACGAGTAACAGTAACAGTGGGTCCCTATAAGGGCCCCTGTTACTAGGGATGTTACCGGAGTAACAGCATATGGTGAAGAGTTGGGCGAAGGGAGCGAGGGGGGAGAGAGACGTGGCGAAGAAAGTAGGCGGAAAGAGAACTGGATTCGCATACCAGAATACCCCGGACGTAACAACCGACTTTGCGGTTTACTCCGTCAAGAACTACAAAGCCAGGTGGCCTATGGTGATGGAGGAGTTCAAGCAGTTGTCCTCCTTGTCACCCGACAAGAACCACTACGTGGTCTTGAAGATAGACCATCAATGGATTTGCATCGAGACTCTGGACCAACACGCTGGGGATCACGGGGAAGACTTGAGTTTAGACTCAAGTTCCTAAAGGGGGTAGAAGGAATGACCACCGTAGAAATAGAACGGACGGACGACGAAGAACCAAAGTGCATCAGTTGTGGGGAAGCGCTCCCTGAGAAGAACGTCCAACTCGATATGGATGGGAACCGTTACCATCCTGAGTGCGCCGACAATCTTACAGATAAATTCCGTTAGGAATGGGTTCACCCTCCCAATCGGGGTAGTTGCACCTACGCCGTGATGGGCATACAAGGGTGATAATGGGTCACACCGCCCCTCCTTATTTCTGGGAATGTTCATTAACTACTAGCCCATCTCCCTAGCAGGAGATGAACATTCCCCTCTGAAAATTTGAATATATATTCAAAAAGAAGGTACGAAATGGTTCAATTAAAAGAATGCTACATGTGTGGTAAGCCAGGGAGAAAGCAATGTCCTAGTTGCAAGAGCCCTCTATGTGACCACCATAGCACCGTCACTCAGACATACTGGCCTGGGATCGACTGTAGGAACCCTAGAGGTTCTGGACCAGTAAGCATAATAACCTTGGAAGAATCTTTAAGGAACCTGTCAATTATGAGGAGTCATTAAAAAATTATGAGTATAAGACATAAAATTGGAAGCTGGATCAGACGGAACAAAGTTGAGGAACCAACAACTGACCGTACTCCAGATATGGCATACAGGAAATCATTAAAAGAACAGGCAGATAAAATTCATACTCAAAACTTCAACAAAAAAAGACGGCCTAACACTATTAACAGACCGGAGTTTATCGCTAAGTTCCCAGGCGTGAAAGAAAGATTAGAACGTAAGGAAATAAGTTTCAGAGAGGCTTACCAAGAATTGGATGTGAGCTACATTACATTGAAACGGGCACTAGAAAAGGGTGCAGCATGAGTCTAACCACGGAGATATTATCTCTACCAGAGGCAGCTAATCTCTGGGATGAACCTCAGCCTAGGGACACAGGCCATTGGCATGTGACTGATCTTATCAATGAAGCTGCTAAGATCATCAACCCTAAGTACCACTACTCAGACGACCATACAGAGAATGGGATCATGGCCTTAGGGCGTATATGGGAGTGTGCGATAAGACCCTGTGTTGAAGATAAGGCTGGCGCTGAGGGCTATAAGTTCTCTTCCCAGGTCATAGTGAGTAGGGATGATGTCATCGGAACGACGGATGGAATACTAGAACCTAAGAGGCATAAAGGGAAAAGGAAGGTGGTTGAGATAAAGAGTAGGCACTCGTCTCCTGCTGACCCTACCCACCACTGGAGATGGATGGCCCAGGTGAAGGCTTACTGCGCTATAACTGGGTGTACCGAAGCCTGGATGCCTGTCCTCTACCTACCTAAGAGCCCACCGGATGCCGTCCTCCTGTTACATAGGCTCAAGTTCACAGACAAAGAGATAGAGGATTGGTGGACCATACTCCTTAGTGTTAAGGAGAGCCTAGATAAAGGAGGTTGAAATATGGACTGCTTGCCTGGCCTCGCCCACTACTGGGTACTAGAGAGCGCAGAGAAAGCTGATGCTGCCGGTAGGAAGGGTGTCAGCCTAGGTATATGCCAGTATTGCAACACCCAGGCTGAGTTTAGGAATAGTACACGGGATGGAGGTCCTAGAACGAAACATTTATTTCTTGGTCAAGGAAAGAATCTATGAGCCTTTACAGTAAGACACGGGCTTGTTCCGCTTGCTCCCTCCGTGAAGCCTGCGCTGGGCCAGTCCCAGCGGTGGGCCCGATGAATGCTGAGGTCATGCTGGTAGGAGAAGCCCCAGGAAAATATGAAGATGAATCAGGTCAGCCCTTCACTGGAGATGCTGGTGTATATCTGAACTCTCTGCTCCAATCCATCGGGGTAAACAGACAGAAGGTCGTTATATCTAATGTAGTCAAATGCCGCCCCAGGAGCAACAAGACTCCCACCAGTAAAGAAGCGGAGTTCTGTGCCTCCCGGTGGTTGGACCGGGAAGTGAAACATATCCAACCCTCGATCATAGTAGCTATGGGGAAGGTAGCGATAGAGCACTTCTTAGGGAAGACCAGTGTGGAGCATGTGCATGGTATCCCCACTGAGCAGGGGGATGTGACTGTCCTCCCTGTCTACCACCCAGCAGCAGGGTTCTACGACACATCCCTGATGCGAGAGATTCAACAGGACTTCCAGGTACTAGGGGGGCTGATTAAAGGGTATCCTCCTGTCCGCCCCGTAGATGATGTGCCAGTGCACTATGAGATAGGACTGTCCAGGCGCCTGGATAACCTGGTGGCCCTAGATACCGAAACCGTAGACGGACAGCTATGGTCAGTCCAGATCGCTGATAAGCCTGGGGAGTCCTTCTTCTTCCGTAAGTCTGGTCCGTGCACTTTATCCTCTAGGGAAGTGGTAGTACACAATTACCTTTTCGACGCCAAGCATGTAGGTCTACCTGATGATACTCACGACACCATGCTGATGGCGTACCTGCTTGGCCAATCTCAAGGTCTGAAGGAGTTGGCATACAGGCTGTGTGGTATGGAGATGCAGAGCTACCAAGAGATCGTATCTGGCCACAGGAGAGAGAAATCACTTACCTACCTATCTGAGGTTCAGGAACTGGAATGGCCTGATTCTCCTGTACTTGAGGATATAGTCTGGAATAAGAAGTCCAATCAGCTAGAAGTAAACCAGAAGACTCCTCAGAACATAGGTAAAAAGGTAAAGAGGATCATCTCTGATGTGGAAAGTGGGAAGGAGACAAAGGATGGGCCTACTGATCCTTGGGCCCGGTGGCACAAGATAGACTTACGGGAACGACAGGCTGTGGTGGACGTGCTTGGAGATATGCCTGATGCCTCCCTTGAGGATGTGGACCTTGAGACATCTGTTGTCCCTTACGCTGCTAGAGACGCTGACGCTACCCTACGTGTCTTCCAGGCTCTAAGTCCTGAGATAGACAGGTTGGGGCTCAAGTTTGCTTACGGCATGGACAGAGCTACTTTACCGATAGCCCTAGCT